CACGCGCGATCAAGGGCTGCGCTTCAAAGCGGCGTTTGACAAGCGTGGCAAGGCGCTCACCAGCTGCACGGACTGGCCGGCGAACCCGAACAAATTCAGCTGCAAATGGTGTACCTACGGCCCCACCGGCACCGGTGATTGCCCGCAAGGCGTCGTTTCCTAGCTCCTTATCTTCAATCCCCATGATCAAACCTTTCGCCCATCAGTCCTACAGCATCAAGCACAACACCAAGACGCCCATCGTCTATGACGTGAGCGATCCTGGCACCGGCAAGACTTACGTGCGGATCACGGGCTTTGCAGCCCGCCGCAAAAAAGGCGGCGGCTGCATGCTCGTGCTGGCACCCCGCTCGCTGCTTCGCACTGTCTGGGTCAACGACTTCAAGAAGTTCGCCCCGCACTTGCGCGTCGTCGTCGCCGATGCAGCCAACCGCGAGCAGGCGTTCAACCTTGACGCCGATGTCTACGTGACCAACGTCGACGCTGTCAAGTGGCTGAAGATGCAGAAGAAGTCCTTCTTCGACAAGTTCTCCGAACTTGCCATCGATGAGTCCACAGCCTACAAACACCACACCAGCCAGCGCAGCAAGGCCGCTGCACACATTGCACGTTTCTTCAAACACAAGTGCTGCATGACTGGCACGCCGAATGGCAACACCATCACCGACGTGTGGCACCAGGTTTACCTACTCGACGGCGGTGATCGCCTGGGCGACAGTTTCTACAAGTTCCGCGACGTCGTCTGTACGCCGAAACAGATCGGGCGCAACACCAACGCCATTCAGTGGACTGATCGCGATGGCGCCGAAGAAGCTGTGTTCGGCCTGATCTCTGACATCGTAGTCAGGCACCGCTTCGAAGACTGCGTCGACATCCCGTCGCTGCATCAGTATTGCGTCGGTTACGACTTGGCACCCAAACAGCTGAAGTCGTACTTTGACCTCGAAGCGTCTCAGCTGCTCACCGTCGGCGCCAAGTCGTCTGCCGGCCCGCGAGTCATCACGGCGATCAACGCCGCAGCCGTGGCGACCAAGCTGCTCCAAGTGGCCTCCGGCGCGGTGTACGACGGCACTGGCAGCTACGCCGTGATCGACCGGTCACGCTACGAACTGATCCTCGACCTCGTGCAGCAGCGCCAGCACAGCCTGACGTTCTTTCTCTGGAAACACCAGCGCGATGAGCTCATTGCCGAAGCCGAGAAGCGCGGCGTCACGTTCGCTGTTATTGACGGTAGTACGTCAGACGGCGATCGCGAGCGCATCGTCAAGGAATACCAAGACGGCGCGTACCAGACGATTTTTGCCCACCCCAAGTCGGCGGCTCACGGCCTGACCCTGACGCGCGGCACGGCCACGATCTGGTCGTCACCCACGTACGACCTGGAGATTTTCAAGCAGGGCTCCAAGCGCCAACACCGCATGGGCCAGACCCAGAAGACCGAGAACATCGTCGTGCTCGCCAACGGCACGATCGAGCAGCGCGTCTACGAAATGATGCTGGATAAGGACGCGCGCATGACCAATCTACTCGACCTGTTTGGGTCGATGACCGACTTACCCAGATTCAAGGAAGCAGCATGATTACTTGGCACCAAGATCAAAAAACCCAGCCGCTGTGGCACCCCACGAAATACACCGTGGTCTACGACTCGCCCAATCGCCCCACATGTGTCGAGCGGTTCGAACGCATTGAAGACGCGCTCGTCGCTGTCAACGCCAGCGAAGCTGCTTACATGATCCGCCCCATACTGATCACAACGCCATGACCTTTCAGCGCCCCGACATCCCGCAGCACAAGGTTGACTGGCCTAGGCTGATCAGTCTCGACTTTGAGACGTACTATGACGCCGACTACACGCTGCGCAAAATGAGCACCAGCGAGTACATCCGTGACCCACGCTTCAAAGCTCAGATGGTCGGTATCAAAGTCGGGCGCGGCAAGACCAAAATCTACACCGCTGAAAACGCCGAAGCTGCGCTGGCGCAGTTTGACTGGTCAACTCACAGCCTGCTGTGCCACAACGTCCAGTTCGACGGCTTCATCCTCAGCCACCACTACAACATCCATCCGAAGTTCTTGTACGACACGTTGTCGATGGCGCGCGGCCTGCATAGCAACGACATCGGTGCTGGCCTGGACGAAGTCAGCGTGTTCTACGGCGGTAGAGGCAAGATCGAGGGCTCACTCGAGAAGACCTTGGGCGTACGCGATTGGAGCCTCGCCCTCAGCAAAGAAGTCGGAACCTACTGCGCCAACGACGTCGATGAGATGTACCGCATCTTCGAACTCATGCTTCCGAACATGCCGGCCGACGAAATCGAGACCATCGACATGGTCTGCCGGATGTTCACAAGCCCGAAGCTCAAGGTCGACATCCCGCGTGTCCAGGCTGAACTCGATCGCGAGCTCAAACGCCGCGAGACCCTGATGTACGCAGCAGTTGACCCCAAGCTGCACGACATCGGCGGCAAGCTCTACGACAAGTCGGTGCATAGCAAGCTGCTCAAAGGCCCTGACGAGCGCGCGCTCACCGGCGTTGACCGCGACATGCAGATCATCAAGCGAATCATCGGCTCCAACAACATGTTCGCCGACCTGATCGAAGCCGAAGGCGTGGAGTGCCCTATCAAGATCAGCCCCGCCTGGATCAAACGCGACCGCGAGAGCCGTGAGACCCCGGAAGGTCTGCTCGACAAGTACGCGTTCGCTTTTGCCAAAGACGACACGGAGTTCATCGAACTCCCCAACCGCACAGGCAACTGGGGGTTCGACCTCAACAAGCCCGCCCAAGTCAAGGCGATGGCAGCGAAGCAGAAGCGGCTGCAAGACCTGGTCGATGTGCGCATCGCGGTCAAGTCAACCACCAACATCACGCGCGCTCAGCGGTTCCTGACTGCTGGCGCCAACGGAATGTCGCTGCCTTGCGGTTACGCATATTCACGCGCCCACACCCATCGGTTGGGCGGGCAGAACAAGATGAACATGCAGAACCTCACCCGAGGCGGTGAGTTGCGGCTGTCCATCCTGGCCCCACGTGGCTACGTCCTGGCTGTCCAAGATAGCGGCCAGATCGAGGCGCGCGTCAACGGCTGGCTTTGGGGTCAGCACGACCTGATGGATGCGTTCCGCGCGGCTGACAAGTGGGACAAGTCCAGAGGCGTGGCTCGTGGCAACGACCGTGACGCGTACTGCCGCTTCGGCGATCTTGTGTACGGCCGGGAGATCACGACCGAGGACAAGATGGAGCGTTTCGTCGGCAAGGTGTGCATCGCCGAAGGAGAGCTCGTTTTAACCGACCGTGGGCTTGTCCCCATCCATCTAATATCTAAAGAAGATCGGTTATGGGATGGAGTGGAATGGGTCACGCATGACGGTGTTATCGATCAAGGCATTCGCGAAGTAATCACTTATGACGGACTCACTGCAACCCCAGACCACGAAGTCTTCACCGAAGACGGGCGGATTATTCCGCTCGGGCAAGCAGCATCCGAAATGGTTAGGCTCCAGAGTACCGGAGCTAAAGGGCAAGCAATTCAGTTCTGTGACGATTATGTCGTCGCAGATACACCGCGTAAAAGGCTCTCCGTACGTGCTGGGAAAGTGCAGTCGCAACAAACGCAACACCCCTATGATTCTTTGGCAAGGGCAGCAAGTCTCGATTCACGAGTTCCCCAGTCCTTGGAGCCGGACGTACACCTACCGACTGTCGAAGGCGGGGATGACGGGCGAGCAAATCTTAGGAAAGTTCGCACGTTCGACATAGCCAATGCGGGACCTCGCCGGAGGTACACGGTATCGGGTAAGTTGTGTCTCAATTGCGTTTTAGGTTTGGGCTTTCAGATGGGCGCTGCCAAGCTCCAGACGACGCTGGCCAAAGGCGCGCTGGGTGGCCCACCTGTGTACTTCACGCTGGACCAGTGCAAAGACATCATTAGCGCTTACCGCACCAAAAACCACCGCGTGGTGTTCGGCTGGGACATGTGCAAGACGATCATCGAACAGATGGCCGCTGGCGTTCCAGGCAATCATGGCCCTCTCAACTGGGAAGAAGAGTGCATCTGGTTGCCCAACGGCATGCGGCTGCACTACCCTGGCTTGCGTAAGTCAGTCAACGAAGACAACGGCTGGGACGAGTGGTCGTACCAGGCCAAGGATCAGCGCAAGAAGATATACGGTGGCCTGCTGTGCCTCGGCGCAAAAACTCAGGTACTTACTGACAACGGTTGGAAATCCATCATCTCAGTTAGATTAGACGATAAACTATGGGACGGTACTAATTGGGTTAGCCATTCAGGCCTGGTCCATCAAGGCGCCAAAGAAACCATCAGCTTCGGAGGTGTCGACATGACGCCTGACCACGAAGTGCTGGTTAACGACCACTGGTTTGCAGCAGAGGAGACTACCCACCATGAAGCTACATCATCGTTCGCGCGACATTACCGGGCACCGGATCGGCATGTTGACAGCAGTTGGTCCGGTTGGCAGCGATGGCAGGAGGACGTTCTGGAAGGTGCTCTGCGACTGCGGCTATACGCGGCTTATCGCGGCCTCGGACTACCTAAAGGGCAAAACGAAGAGTTGCGGATGCTCGACGGCTCGCTTTATATCCGAGTCAAAGACGACGCACGGTATGTCGAAGCACCCCGCGTACGGAGTGTGGCGAGGCATGCTCGACCGCTGCAGCCTGCCAAGCCACCCGGCATGGGCATATTACGGCGGGCGTGGGATTACAGTTTGTCCGCAGTGGATCGACTTTCAGATCTTCTGGTCGGATATGCAGACTGGGTACGCGCCGGGTCTAGAGCTAGACCGCAGAGACAACTCACTGGGTTACAACTCGGAGAACTGCCGCTGGGTAACTCGCAAGATCAATGCTCGGAATCGACGATCAGAGAGGCTTATCCAGACGCCAAATGGCCTGCTGCCGCTATGGCAGGCCGCCGAGGTGTCTGGGATTGGGAGGACGACGTTGCACTACCGCCACAGCCACCAGTGGCCGGTAGTCAGAATGTTCGACAAGCCGGACGCCAAAAACAGGACGTCTTCGATCTCGTAGACGCAGGCCCACTGAAGCGGTTCACAGTGCGTGGCGACGACGGTCAGCCGTTCATCGTTCATAACTGCGAAAACATCGTCCAGGCTCTGGCCCGCATCATCGTGATGAACCAGACGCTGGCGATCAACCGCAAGTACACCGTCGTGATGACGACGCACGACGAGGCTGTTGCTCTGGCCAAGAAATCTCAGGGCCAGCGCTGTATCGATTTCATGGCGCGCTGTATGTCGACACCGCCAGCGTGGTGCTCCGACATCCCGCTCAACTGCGAAGGCGGGTTCGATGTCAACTACAGCAAATAAATGATACCCGGGCCGCCGCCCATGGAGAGCTTGACGCTTTTATTCGCAAGATGCGCATGGTGAACAAGCTTCTTCTAGGCCGCTGATTTTTGCCGCCTTTTCATCTAAGATCGTTGTACGACACATCTTAGATTACCTTATAATCTACTAAACCAAGGATCACACATGGCATCCGCCGTTGCTACCAAACCGAAATCCGCCGCTGTCAAAGCTGCTGTCATCACCGACAAGCTCATTGGCTCATTGGGCGGAACAATCGACCACGCCTACGAGCTCCGTGAGCGCAAGCGCATGGCAGAGGCCGTCGTCAAGGGCATCGATGAAGAGATCGCTGCCAACAACGAGATGCTGATGGCCCGTCTCGACTCCGAAGAGACCACCAAAGGCGCGGGCAGGAAAGCCTCAGCCTCCATCACCACAGCGGTGGTGGGCACCCTCACAGACCCGGATGCTTTTTGGGCTTACGTGGCCAAAAAGAAGTACTTCCACCTGGTTCAAAAACGCCTGTCTGACCCCGCACTCCGAGAAATCTGGGACAAAAACCTGGAAATCCCCGGCGTCGAGAAGTTTCACAAGCGTACTTTGAATATCCGCGTTATCCCCCCGTCCGCCTAATCCACCCGAAAGGTACATCATGGCAACCAAGAAAGTCACCCCCATCACCGACGCAAAGCCTCGTGCCGCAACGGGTTCCGCTGTCGCCGTCAAGAAGACTGGCGGCGCTGTTGTCGACATCGCTGCGATGAAGGCCAAGCTCCAGGCACAAGCTGCTTCGATCGGCAACAAGACCGGCGCAATCACTGGTAACTCGATCCGCGTGACCCAGGACAAGCAGTTCATCTTGCCCAACGGCAGCAAAGTGCCCGGCCCGCTCGAACTGGTCATCATCGACTTCACCAGTCGTAACTCTTTTTACGAGGGTGCGTTCGATCCGAAGAACATCTCGCCACCCGCGTGCTTTGCCATCGGCGACGACCCGAAATCGCTCGTACCCAGCAAGAACGCCCCGCTGCCGCAAGCCAGCGATTGCGCCTCGTGCCCGATGAACGCTTTCGGCTCTGCAGGCGACGGTAAGGCGTGCAAGAACACCCGTGTTCTCGCGGTCATGCTGGCGGACCAGCCTGCTGACGGCCCGATCTGGACGCTGGCTACCAGCCCGACGGCCAACAAGGGTTTCGACGGCTATGTCGCGGGCCTCGGCTCGCGCATGCAGCTGGCACCTGTCGAGGTCATCACCACGGTCGACTTTGACGACAGCGTCACGTACGCCAAGCTGGTGTTCTCCACCGAGCCCGAGCTCAACGGCAACCTGGCTGAACACTTCGCCCGCCAAGGCGAAGCCGCTCAGATGCTGGCTGCAGAGCCCGACGTGTCAGGGTTCGTGGCCAAAGCTGCGGCGCCTGCCGGCCGCAAAGCTGTCGGCCGTCGTTAACTTGTTTGGGCTTCCAGGTGGCATCAAGTCTTCGCTTCGGCGATGGCTATCTGGAAGCCCATCTTTCGAAAGTACTTCATGTCTGTCCGTAAATGGTATGTCGGTCAAGCTCTCCAATCTTTTGTGGAGCTCAACCGCATCCTCCCCGAACTGACTGAAGAAGAAGTTCTGGCCTGTCTCAAGCTCGAGGCAGCCACACAGCGTCGCCGGTCCGTTCTCGACCGGTTGATCTCACGGGCAGTTCGGCTCAACGAGATTACTTACAACCTCTCCCTCAAGGAAAAATATCATGGCACGTCAATCCTCCAAAATCATGAGCTCGGCTGACAAGAAGGTCGCTCTGGCCAACATCGCAGTGGCTTTCAAAGAGCACAAAGTTCTCGGCCGCGACATGACCGAGACTTTCAACACCGCAGCCAAAGCGTTCGTTGCCGCCCAGAAGACCAGCGAAGCCAAGATCAGCGCTGCGAAGAAGGTCTACGACGGCGTCATCAAAGCGGCCAGCAAAGAACTCGCAGCCGCCCAGAAGGCCCACGACGCTGCGGAGAAAAAGTACGGCAAGCAGTTCGATTCGTTCAACGCTGGCACCCAGAAGCTGACCAGCAAGCGCGAAGAACTGGAAAGCGCCCCTACCGCAGAAGTCGCCGCAAAACCTGTACGTGCATCTAAGAAAGAAGTGCCCGCGCTGATGTGAACTGCCCCAGAATGGGCCCCCCGCTCGATGATCTTCCGTCGAGCGGGTCTTAAACCAGTGAGGTAAATGCAAAAATGAATCATGTCATGGTCGACCTGGAAACCCTGGGCACTACAGCGGATGCTGTCATCATGAGTATCGGAGCCGTTAAATTCGATCTTGACTCTGACAAGATCGACAACGCCGGGTTTTATGCTTCTGTGTCAGTAGACTCGAACCTCTCACGCGGGCGGAGGGTAGATGAGTCGACCCTGATCTGGTGGTTGCAGCAGACCCCTGAAGCCCAGACCGTCTTCACCGAGCCAAAGCAGTCCCTTGAGTCTGCCCTGGAAGAACTCAGCGACTGGCTCGAGACAGACAAATACTGTGTCTGGGCCAACGGCGCTGATTTCGACACCCCCATGCTGCAGCACGCCTACCGGCAGCACAACATGGAGACTCCTTGGAAGTTCTGGAACAACCGCTGTTTCAGGACTTTCAAAAACCTCCCTCAGTCGCGCCTCGCAGTCATCGAGAACACCGGTGTCAAACACAACGCGCTGACTGACGCCCTCAACCAAGCCAAGCACGCACAAGCCATCCAGCGCGTGCTGACCGGCAAACAACCTCTCAAGGTGAAATCATGAGCACCATCGATGCAACCCTCGCTGAGCGCGGCACGCGCTACGGCGAGTTCGACGAACACGCGCGGATTACCCAGGACTTGAAACGGTCGATGACCCGCACCAAGAACTGGGCTTCTCTGGCTGACGACCAGAAGGAAGCTCTGGAGATGGTGGCTCACAAGATCGGTCGCATCCTCAATGGCGACCCCGAGTACGCCGACTCGTGGACCGACATCATTGGCTACACGCGCCTGGTTGAAGTGCGGCTGCTTGCGCCCGCAGCGCCGCTTGGCAAGATCGTCAATATCAAGCGGCGCTGAGCAAGGAGAACGACATGCCTATGATTTCATTCGATTCTGAAGCTGCCGAGACTATTGACGAAGCGATGCTACGCATCGGTAACGCAATCTGCAGCAGCAACGCCAGTGGTGGGCCAGATGCTGCTGGCGGTCACGTTACATGTCTGACATCCAGCATCATGGGTGTCACCGCTGGACTTGTACAGATCGCAGACGCGATCAACAACTTGGCCGAAGCCGTTCGCGAACGCGACTAATGTCCGGTCCTGAGAACACGTTCATCTCGTCGGTTCACAGGCACCTGCCTGCTGATCTGTACCGCATGAAAAACCACAACCAGTACAACGGGGGCATCCCCGATGTCTGGTACAGCGGATGCCGCGCCGACCTCTGGATAGAGTACAAGTTCATCACCGTGCCGAAACGCAGTAATACTGTGATCGACCTGGTGGGGGGTAAGAACCCCGCCATATCTGCCCTGCAGAAGCACTGGCTTACTGAGAGGCACCTGGAAGGGAGATCAGTGGGTGTGATCGTAGGTTCAAAAGAAGGTGGTGTTTGGTTCCCGCACATATCGTGGGATACCACGATGACTGCCCAAAACTTCCGGTCTCGTCTTGTCACAAGGAAAGACCTCGCAGACTACATCGTTCTGCTTGCTACTGCCGGTTAAACTTTCTGACCGGCTAAAGGAAGATCATGAGAAATAACGAAGAGGGTTTATTCCCAGCGCTCGAGGCTGCGCTTAAAAAAGCTTCGGAGCCGATGGACTGCCAGACCTTGTTCGACATGCCCGAGATTAAAGCCCATGCTGCCTCGGCCAACCGAGTCTCCGACTACCTAGGCGGGATGTGGCGTAAGGGCCAGGTGCTCCGTGTGCCGGCCAACAAGACCGACCCGAACAACCGCTCGCGCTGGGCGTACGCTTGGAAAGGCCATAAAGGCCCGAAGCTTTACGCGCCCGAAGCCATCGAGTACACCCCGAGGATGCTGGCCGATCGCCCGACATGCCTGATCACCGAAGAAGGCAGCGTCATCACGATCGAGATGCCTAACCTCATCATCTCGATCCGGCAAAAGCCAACCAACTGACTGCGCAGACTGTGCCTACGGCTTCGGCCGTGGGCATAACCGCGCCCTTTTTTCTAAGCTCTATGCACGATCTACTCACGCCTGACGAAGACAAGACTGCGGCTTCGCAGGGCTGGTCGCTGGAGTACGTGTTCGACATGACAGCCCAGAAGTGGGTGGCGGCGATAACTGGCGCGCCCAACGCCCATGCTGCACAACTCACTGTCTACGCCCTTGCCAAGCAGGGAAATGCCCTGGCCATCAAAGCCCTACGACTACTGGTGAAAGGATCGAAAAAATGAACGAGCGCCAACTGCGTCGGCACCTGACGAATCAGGGCTACGACCCCGAAGAAGTCGAAGATCGTATCTGCGACTGGGCCGATCACTTCAACGACGAAGCGCGTGACCGCGCACTGGAAGAAGAATATGAAACCCCAACTCGCTGAAGACGCTCAGCTGGACCTCGTCAAGTTCCCCTGCATCGTGCAGCCCAAGATCGACGGCGTTCGTGCGCTCAATCTCAATGGCACGCTGACTGGCCGCAGTCTGGACCCGTTCAAAGGATTCGGTATTACCGAGTACTTCAGCCGGCCTGAGTTCGTCGGCTTAGACGGCGAGATGATCCTGGGCGAGAACCCTGCTTGCCCCGACCGGCTGTGCAGCGCTACTACAGGCGCTATGGGCCGCTTCAAGGGTGTGTCCGAAATGCCTGACCTCACCTGGTGGGTGTTCGACTGCCTGTCGCCATACGCCAGAGACGGCCACTACTCGTGGCGGTATCAGTACTTACGCGAGGTGGTTGAGCGCCTCAAGCACCCGCGAGTGCGGCTGGTCCCAATGACCACAGTCTTGAGCCTGAAAGAGCTGCAGCAGGCCATTGGCAAGTTCGCTGACCAGGGCTACGAGGGCACCATCATTCGCAACCCTGACGCGCTCTACAAGCCTGGTCGTGCCACGCTCAAGGGGCAAGAGCTGTGGCGCGTCAAACCCTGGGCTGATGCGGAGATTCTCGTCACGGGCATCACCGAGGGTGAGATCAACGGCAACGCGGCCAAGAAAAACACCCTGGGGCGCACTGAGCGCAGCAGCGCCAAAGCCGGGATGATCCCCAACGGCCAAGTGGGCTCCATCCAGGGCGTCATGTTGGCTGACTTCCGCGACCCGACCACCGGCAAGCTGCTGTTTGCCAAAGGGCTACCCGTCACCGTAGGTAGCGGTGAAATGAGCGTAGCCGAAGCCACCCACTACTTCCAGAACCCCGACGAGATCATCGGTCACGTCGCCAAGTTCAAGCACATGACGCACGGGGTTAAAGACCTCCCACGTTTCCCGACCTTCGTCAGCCTTCGGCTGGCCGAGGACATGTCATGAGCGCCGACGTCCTCGATCAGCCTCGCCGGACCGGCACCTACGTTGTCGGCGATGAGTTGGCTGTCCAGCTGGTGTACCTGGTGGCAGGCATCGAACAAGGTCTGAAGAAACACGAGATCACAAACCTGATGCTCGGGTCTGACGCCCCGCACCCGCTGGTCGCGGATAGCGGTCACATCGGCATGGTGATGAACCAGGTTTTTAAAGCCGAGCTCATCACACGTTATATCGCCGGCCGTTATCGCGGCTGGCAATTTCCTGGTGTCTTCGAATACGAAGTCACCGAACCTCTCGGCGTCTGGATCGCTGAAAACCCCGAGGCTTCTATAGCGGACTTCACAGCCCAGTTGGAGTCTTCCAGTAGAGCTTTTTTCAACCCTGACAGAAAGTAGATATGCGCCTTTACAAAATCGTCGCCCCCGTTTCCAAAGTCGACGGAGCCCCCTCCAACATGATCATCTGGGCTGGCTCGCTGACCGAAGCCGCCAAAGCCCGCAAAGAGGTGGCAGCGCATGGCGCTGCCCGGAAAGACACCGAGACTTTTGAACTCGATGTCCCGACCAACAAAGACGGGCTGCTCGCCTGGCTGAACGCCAACGCGAACAAATGATCAAGTCTGCTGCAGACCGCACAGTCCTGGTCGATACCGCGACTGTCTGGATACCCATCGACGAAAACACTCCGCGCGGCGTGAAGCTACAGCTGATCAGCCGCGCGTCGGGTGTAGCCCAGTACGGGCAACTCTCCAGGGGCGACAACTTCTTCACCCACTGGTTTCCGCTCCCCGTGTTCCCCAAGCTCCCCGACTGACGTGTCAACGCCGCGCATCCTCAATCTCATGGAAGGCGCGGCGTTGCTGCGCATCCATAAATCCACTCTATCCAATCTGGCTAACAACCGCGAGGTCGCCGGCGTGAAAGCTGGGCGGGCCTGGCGTTTTCTTGAAGCCGATCTACTCGCCTACGTGCGTGGAGAAACAACATGCCGCTCTACCGCCAACCAGACTCCGAAGTCTGGTACGCCTCGATCAACGTCCCAGGTCACCCACGGCTACGTCGATCAACTGGAGAAACTGATCGCGTCAAGGCGCAGCGCGTCCACGACGAGATCAAGGCAGGGCTCTGGAAAGTCGACCCAGCCCTGAAGGGTCGTACCTGGGGCAAAGCGGTGTCCGCCTGGGTCAGCGCCGAGACGCGCTCAGACTCAGAACTGCTAAGCCTCGCCAAGTTTGGCAAGCTGTACAAAGACCGGCCACTCACCGCTGTGACGCCCGAATCGATCGACCAGGCGCTGTCGTTTTGTACGACGGCGGGCACCTACATGCGCTACCGCGCCATGATCGCAGCGATCCTGAACATGGCCGACGTGAAGCTCAAGCTTCTCAGTCGGCGCGAGAAAAAGAAAAAACCCCGCGAGTGGATCACCCACGAACAGTGGGCGAAGCTTTACGCCGAACTCCCCAAACACATGAAGCCTATGGCGGCGTTCGCTGTCTACACGGGCCTTCGCCAAGCGAACGTCTTAGGTCTTACTTGGAGCCGCGTCGATCTGAGCCGCCGCGTCGTCTGGGTCGAGGCAGAAGACACGAAGGCTGACAAAGCCATCTCCGTCCCCCTTTCTGATGAAGCCATCGATGTGCTGCGGGCTTGCCAAGGCGTGAACAACACCTACGTGTTCACGTTCCGTGGCAAGCCCATCAGCGAAATCAAGACGGCTTTCCAAGCAGCGTGCCGGCGCGCCGAAATCGAAGACTTTACGTGGCACGGCTTCCGACACACCTGGGCGACGTGGCACGTCCAGAACGGCACCCCGCTCGAAGTCCTTCAGAAATTGGGTGGCTGGTCTGATCTCAGGATGGTCATGAATTACGCCCACCACTCCCCTGGCCATTTGGCCAGTTTTGCCAACAACACGAGAAAGAAAGTATGACGTCAAAGATTAAACGCGTTCTACGCAGCTTCAAACCCGAACTCTCAACCGACGGTGGCAAGTCCTACGGAACCAACGCGACTGCCTTCGCCACCCACGAAGAAGCCGCATCCGCAGCCATGGACATCTTCCACCGCTGGATGGCTGCGACCGACTGGCGCGTGGTCGAGTCCGACGACCCGGTGACCCATACGCACCACGACGGTGTGCTGGGGTACGTAACGAAGGAAGAGGCATGACCGACCTCACTGTTGTCCTTCGAGTGCCCATCATTTCGACGGCGCATCTTCCTGACAACGAATCTGTCAATGGGGCCGGCATTTTCGCGGCTTCTTACGAAGGCGGCTGGTTCGTCTACATGGGTGACGAACTCGAAGAAGACTCTCCCAAGTGGTACCGAGAAGTTCAGCGCTGGGCCAAACCGCTTGGATTCCACTGGGTGCGTTTTGACCACGACGGCGATGTCATGGACTGTCTGCCCGAATACAACTGGTGATCCATTCGACCCAATCTGCCCGCTTCAGGCGGGCTTTTTTATGTCCAACATTTATCACTTCACCCGTGTCAGCAACAACGCCAAGACCGGCCCGATACCGGTGACCACCAGTAGCAAAAGCACGTGCCCGACAGGCTGCGCGTTCAAGGGCAATGGGTGCTACGCCGAGTCAGGCCCGATGCTTTTACACTGGAACAAGGTGAGCGCCGGCGAACGTGGCGGCACGCTGGAAGAAATCTGTGCCGACATCAAGCGCCTCCCGAAAGGCCAGCTCTGGCGTTGGGCACAAGCCGGTGATCTCCCGGGTGATGGCGAGCACATCAACCGCGCCGACGTTGGTCGGCTCATCGAATCCAACCGTGGCCGACGCGGGTTTGCCTACACCCACTACGACGCGTTCGATGACCACAACGCTGAGGCCATCAAAGCCGCGAACGACGAGGGGTTCACCGTCAACTTGTCGGCCAACAATCTGGAGGAAGTGGACGCGCTGGCCGCTATGAACATTGCCCCCGTGGTCTGTGTTTTGCCGGCCGGCACCACCGAGGCGCTGCGCACTGAGGGCGGCAACCACGTCATTGTGTGCCCCGCCACAACCCGCGACGACGTGACCTGTGCCACGTGCGGTATCTGCGCCGTGGTCGGCCGCAAGGCAGTGGTAGGCTTTCCGGCCCATGGGTCTGGAGCCAAGAAAGCCCAGGCCGTTTTCTTCCAACGACGACTGGAGTTTGCATGACCGACCAGGACAAGATCGACGCCGTTACCGTGGCGCTCAACGGGCACGACCCTGAAAACTTCTACCCTCCGTGGCGCACCTCGGACGGTAAATGGACGGTCCTGCGCGTCACCGGCGGCGGGGAAATCTACGCCTTTAGACACGAGAAAGATGCGCAGCGGTTTTACAAGACAGGCGTGGCGCCCAACTATGACGCGGACCTATGACGGCGCTGCCCGTTCGAAGACTTTCTAACGCCTCTCTCGAACAGACCGTAGAGAAGCAGGCAAGAAAAAACCCCAGCCAACTCGTTGAATTGACTGGGGTTTTTGGTAGGCGCGATTGGACTCGAACCAACGACCCCCACCATGTCAAGGCGGGAGACCCTGCCCCGCAAGCCAGCAGCCACGCCATTATGCCCTCACCTATGACACATCTTTTTGTCATACCCAGAAAACTTAGACTTTAGACGGCCCTGTTTTATACCTACAGGCCATAACGACATGAAATATGCTGAGCCACTCAACTTCTTCAGGATCAGCCATGCGCAGTAACTTTCTTCTGGGCGAGATCGTCATCACCGACGAGGCGAAGGCCGCACTCAAGCGGACGCCGCTCGACCTCATCGCTAGACACGCCATCAACGACCACGGACATATCACCGCAGCGCAGCGCGCGTCGAATCTTGCCGGGTACAAAGGGGCGGGGGAGATTTTGTCGGTCTACCACGTCGACCCGACTGACCATTCAAAGGGCCGCGTGACGATCACCACGGGCGAGCGCTGGATGAAAACCACCATCAGCATGGAAAGGAAAAAGACCAAAAAACAATGGCCGATTGACTGACTGGCTATACCCTCTACCCTATTCTTATATATTACACTTACACTTACTTATTAAAGTTTGAAAAATATATATAAGAGTAGAGAGAGTAGAGTAGTTTATATATAGAGTTTTCAGCCGCTAATGTAAGAATACCGAGGACCGCCAGTGATCTCGTTCCAGCCCTTATTCACCACCACTCGAGTCGTCGTGTCGTTGTACCGGACTGTGTCCACCACAGTCCTGTTGTACTACCTTGTCAAGCGCATGAAGACAGGGACACCACCGCGTGATCATCACCACGGTCGCTACCGTGACCGCGACGAGTATTGATCCGTGAACCGAGCGCCGTAGGCGCTCTTCTTTTTAGTCCACCGCGTTTTTGAGCGCAGCGAATAGCCCGGACCTATACCACTCCTCAACCTCTGGTTCAGTTCGACAACGTCGCCCCGCTGTTCGCCTCAACGTCCTGATCCAGAATGTTCCGGTACAGAGCGTTCGCAGGCATCGAGTTCAGCAGCACCGATCCAAACTGCTTGTCCCCGCCCATAACCTGCATCACATCGGTCAGCTGCTCAATCGTCGGGCCGGCAACCCCGATCGGAGCGAACCCGCCGTACTCGGACTCCTGCGCCATGTCCAGGCCGAACTGCCCCACCCCGAACAACCCCGCGCGCTCCATCGCGTAGCCGGTGTACTCGGCTGGGCCCCAGCCCTTCTTCCACTCAGGCACCTCACCGCCCGACTGCAGCAGCCCTTTGGTGGTGTCCACGGCCATCATGATGGGCACGTAGCTCGCCAGGACCATCATCGGACTGTAGTTGCCGTGCCGTATCTCGTGGGCGATCCGAGCCAGGATCGTCTTCTGGAAGGCAAACACGAACTGTTTCAGGTGGCTGATCAGGGCGAACCGGGGGTCGTTCATCCAGATGGGCTTGTCAGCCGCGTCAGGGCGCAGCATGGCGCCGTCCACCCACTGGTTGATGGCAGCATGCACCCTCTGCTCCTGCGCCTCGCTGAGACCCTCTGCTTGGGTCAGGGCGATGCGACTGCTGTTGGGTGCCATCTTGATGTCCCCGGCCTGGATGCCGAGCTCTGCCATCCACCGCACGCTGTGGGCGTTCTTGACCGACGTGGAGTGCTTCAGCATAAAACTCATCGCTGCCTGGGAGGCACCGATTCGGAAGGCGCGGCTCATCCCTTCAACGAGGTTCAGCTTGAAGAACTTGTCGTTGATCATGCGCGCCGTACCGCCCACCATGCCCTGGGTGTAGATGTCCCCCATGACGGTGTTCATGACGGCCGAGTCCACCACACCGACCAACTCAGCCAGTTCCGTGGCCTCATCGCTTTTGACTTTGCCGCCCCAGCTTTCGGGGATCGACTTGATGCCCCGCACCAGGGTGGCATAGGACTGCGCCAGCGTGCCGCCCCGCACCATCTGGCCCATCGGGTCAACAGCCATGCTGAAGATCGCCAGCGGCAGCAGACGGACGTTCTGGTAGACGATCATGTTGCCCATCACGCGCCGCACATCGGGGTTGATCGTGTCGCCCAGCGTGCCGTCGATGCCCTTCAGATACTCCCGGGTCATCTCCAGCTGAGCGTCAGTCGCCCCTTCTGACTTCGCGTCGATGAGCAGCGTGTTGAGTTTGGTCTGACCGGCTTTCGCGTCCCACCCCAGACGACGATCCCACTCAGCACGTCGCGTGGCTTGGGTCAGGTAGTCGTTGAGCGTGCTGGCGAGGTCTTTCTTCAGGAACTGCGCAGCGTCGCCGGGCTTGATGAAGCTCAGCACCCGAGACTTCTTGTTCTGCATCCCCGGGACGTGGGTTTCGATGCCGAACTCGTTGCCGTCACGACTGGTCAGGTTGCGGATCAGCTGCTCGGCCGAGCCCTGCATCTCGCCCGAGCGGATGTACGGCTCCAGCATGTCCTTGAACGCCTGCTGGTTCTTGGAGATGTAGTGCGCGTCCCACACGCGCGGGAAGTAGTCTGGGCCCAGGTCACCGATGTCCGTGCCGGCCTGCTTCATGTAGTTGCGCATGCCGCGCAGAAACTGCTTGACCGCGTCAGCTGCAGCTTGTCCGCCAGTCGAGGGCGCTGACTTCCCGGACTGCAGCGCTTCCATGGCTTCCTGGAGCTCAGCTTCGCTGAAGTTCTCGAAGATCATGCCCACGTCGCTGCGCCGCTTGGTCGCCTCGATGCGCGCAGCGGCGATGAAGCCCTGATCGCCACCGATCTGAGTACCCGGCCGCTTGATCAGGTCAGCCAAGCGGATCAGCGACGGGATGTCGGTGTCGCGCAGCCGGCCGCTGCCGGTGCCCACGACCGCATCAGCCAGGTTCGCCATCGGCACGACCATCTTCTGGAGTGCCTCAGCTGCCCTATTGTGCCCGGGCGCCATCAACGCGCCCCGCACAGCGTGCGGGCTGGCCATGTTCTGCGCGTACTGCCCGCTGTGGAAGTAGTTCATGATGTGCAGCGCACGCTCGTCGTTGGACCACATGCCGAGCAGCTTGCGGAAGAACGCAGCGATCCTGCGGAACACAGTGCGCTCCTTGATCGTGATCTTGAAGGTCGTCGGGTCATTGGCCCACATCTGGTACATGTAGGCTGCGCGTTCCTCGGGGTCCTTCAGCTGCTCCAGCACGGCAGGCTGATCCTTGAACCGCTCCTTCAACTGGGCCATCACCTGGGGCGAGGCAGCGGCTTTCTCCAGCACGCCGATGATGTCGGTCGCGCCGGCGTCGCGCAGCTTGGCGAAGAACCCGTGCAGCGACTCGTGGTAGGCCACAGACATCGGGTCAAGGGCGTGAACCGAGATGCGGATCAGGTCGTGGGTCTTCATACGGGTGAAGTCACCCGCGTGGGTCATCTTCGCCCACGCCAGCTTGACACCCGGGCCTAGTACGCGCTCGATGTAGGCTTTGACCTCTGGTGCGCCGCCGGTCTTGTTGGTGGTGTTGGGGTCGGTCTTCTCTTTGCTGAAGTGGACGTAGTTCGTGGTGATCTTGCTGTCGTCGTAGATCACGTAGTTGGGCATGTCAGCGTTTTTGCCGCTCTCCGCCGCGTACCTGTGGCCCAGGATGCCGAGGGACTGAAGGTACTCGGAGGCTTTGGCCTGAGAGCCTAGGTCGTCAGCCAGCGCGCGATACAAGTCTTCGCCGGTCAGAGTAGAGGTGATGGCTTTGTTCAGCGCATCTTTTGGTGAAGAGCCTGTGAATTTCGCTGCTTCGGATTGCCTCACGACTGTTGCCCCAGCTGTCAACCCGCGCGTAGGCTTCACCCACACGGTGTTGCCGTCAAAAGTCCAGCTGTTGCCTACGTACCCAAACCCTGACGCCCCCCACTCCTGTTGGAGGGCGAGGTCTTCGACAATCCTCTTGAACTCGGCTGTCTTGTACAGCGCGCTGATGGCCGACCCGACAACACCGATTTGTTTGTCCAGGGGTGCATCCCAGTCCAGCAGCTGCTCGGGCTTGATGTTCACCGAGACTTCGTAGGTAGGAGATTTGATTTTTTCCAGGGCGGCGATCTCTTTCTGGAGGTCAGCAGCAATACGCTCGTGCTTTGTCTGAGCTTCACGTACTTCCACTTCGGACATTTTCCCGAACCCATCATCGTAGAACCCGTCGACGATCTTCGCGTTCCTCCACATAGCAGCACGACCCAGCGCGTCTTTTCGCTCTTCCGTCAGTTCGTCGATTTTGTAGTCATTGTCAGCAGGCCGCTGACTGTTCACAACAGCCGAGAACTGATTCTTGTAGCTCTTGTGTACCCCGTCGGCTGTGGACAGGTACGTCCCTGCGCCGAACGCTGCATGACCCTCACCCTTACCGGTGTGCTTGCGCCAGTCGAACTTCCCCTCGTGCCGGATCGGCGAGTCGTGCGTGGCGGCGAAGCCTGGGCGACCGAGTGACTCGTGCACCGCTGTTGCCATCAGGCTGTATTTCCTCGTCTGCAGCCCGTAGGCCACATCCGGGTCCTGCACCAGTTCAGCGAGGCGGTCGTTGATGGCGTCGAGCACGTCCAGGGCGTTGTTGGCCGCAGCGTCGCCTTCGCCCACACCGTCGAAGTTGTGTGCGGTCAGCGTTTCCATCGCCCGCTGCAGCCCTTTGGCATCAGGGCTGCTGCGCAGTTCCTTGATCAGCGCCTTGTCACCAGAGGCTGCCCGCTTCAGGAATGCCGCCTTTTTGGCGGCTACGGCTTTTGGGTCGGGGGTTCCCTCCTGCGCTCGGCTGACGGCATTTAGGTACTTGTCCCGGTTGTAGTGGTCCCAGAGAGGGTACTGGTTGGCCCGATCCCCGACTACTCTCACCCATTCGTCTAGCGCGGCATCATCGAGCTTCGTGATGTCTGTGCTCATCAGGTCGGGCACCGGCATACCTTCGAAGTCCGCTGATGCTGCGCGGCTCGTCTGCTTTGCGGTGGCCACCCGGCTGGTCGCCGGCCCCTCGCCAACCGCCCGTGATGCCGACACACTCATCAACTCGGCGTTGATATCGTCGAAGCTGTCGGTAATGTCGCCCTCGATACCTTCGCGCGGGCTGACGGTCTTTTCCTTTGGTTCGACCTTGCTGCGCTTCTTGACTATTGCCCTCACGTTCTCCGGGCTGTACTTCTCGGCCAAGGGGTTGACGATGGCAGCAATCTCCGAGGGTTTTGCGGAGTTGCCGCCCACCACCCCGTCGGCCTCAGTCCGCGTGCCCTGCCCCAGCACCCGTGCGAGTTCGGCCTTGTCCTTGTCGGTCATGACCCGCTGGGTCAGTGGCTCCATCAGTCCGCGCAGGCGCTTGCCAACCGCCCTGGCACCGGCCGTGGTCTTTGCCTCCAGCGCGCTAGCCAAGTTCAGGATCGCGCCGTTCTTGTCGGCGAAGTCGTTCACGTACTGGGGTGACCCGTCCATGCTGGACCGGTTGACCATCTTCTCTTCTTTGGATGCGACAGAGGCAAGCGCGATGTTCTCGTCTTTGCCGAACTCTCTACGGCCTTGATCGGTCAGCAGGTTCTGCAGACCAGTGGCGTTCAGCACGCCGTCTTTGTCGAAGTCGGTCTCTCGCATGTCGTCAAACCCACCGACTTCTTCCCTGATGAACTCGTTACGCGCTTTGAGTGCGATTTTTTCGCGCGCTGTGTCTGGCAGTTCAACGCCTCGCTTTTTGTGGTCCGCTTCTGCTTTCGCCAGCGCGCGCTCGACGGCTCGCTCCACCTTCGCCACGCTGCGCGCCGCGTGCGTAGGCGTAAAGTTGTCGCCGCCGGCCAGTTCGCGGTCTTTGTTGAATGCCGCGCGGTTCAGTAGCCCTTTGGCGTCAACCGCGATCTGCCTCATGACCTTTTCGTCGCCCTCCGCCTTCGCCGCCCTGTATTGAGCGCGGAGCTCTTCTACCAATCTTGCGTCTGCATCCGACTCCCTGTCAGCGCTGGTCGGAAACGACATGGTCTTGGCCGCGCCCCAGGTGAGTGGTTTGTTGGCGACGTACCCGATCACCGCGCCGTCGTCGACAGCAAACGTCGTGCCGAACTGCTCCATCATCTGAGCAACGCCCTGCTTGAACGCCTCGATAGTGTTCTGTGTGCGGTTCTTCGGTGTGTCTGGTTCAAAGTCGGAGGTGTTCTTCTTGCGGAACGTCTTGGCTATCTTCACGGCATCCAAGATCAACTTTTTACCACCCTCTTGAGGGATCTCGATTCGGCTCGGGCTGCGCGAGAACTCCTTGGTGTCGAGCCGCATAGCCTCGATGTCAGCGTCGTTGAATTCACCCGGGGTGTCGCGGTTCTCCACCTCGATATAGCCGTCCACCATCCGTACGGTCTTGTCCGGGTATTTGGCTTGTAGATCGGCGAGGTGCTGCTTGGCGTACCGCTGGTTTTCTTGCGCGTACCGGCCCTTCATGCTGTAGGGCAAGCCGTCGAGCTCTACTTTGCGCTTCCCGTCCTGCGCCGCAGATGTCCGGGTCAAGCCAAACCGCATAACGTCCCTGGGGGCTTCTTCCAGCCGGTTTCCTTCTCCGTCGAACTGCCCTTCGGCCTGGGTCACCACTTCGGTGTCGTCACCCTCCATTACGTTGCCGTTCTCATCCGTCTCAAACGGTGCGGTACTGAGCGGGTCTTTGGTGCCCCGGTACAGCGACTTGACGTGTTTCTCGACAGCTGCGTATGCCGCGTCGGTCTTTTCGCCGAAGTGCTGCTGGTACAGGCGGTCCACCATGCGGCTGTCAGCCAACCGCTGCGCCTCGCCGGTGCCCAGTGCCATCGTTGCCATGTTGCGCACGTTGGTCGGCGTCTCGACGTTCGACTGCGCATGCTCGACAAACAGGTCCGTGAGCTCGCGCACCCGCTCGGGCGACATCGCAAGCGACTCGGGCGTCATCAACTGCCCCAACGTGTTGAGCAGGTCTGTGTCCTGCTTCTCCACGTCAGCCAATTCGGCGAGGCCCCGGAAGTAGTTCTCTGCCTCGCCTGGCTCGAGGTCTTCGTACAGCGTGCGCTTGATCGAGTTCAGCAGCGGCTCTGTGTCCGGCCCGAGCAGACCGACCAGCGACTCGTACGTTTTCCGGTCTGCCGCGCCAGACGTCATCTGTTCGACACTGCGCCGCAGCAGCTTGCCCAGGTTGTTGATGTTTTCCTCGACCTCGAAGAACTCCGGCCGGCGGGTACCCAGCCCCGACTCTTGCAGCGCGCGCATGATCGCCGCCTGCGTACCGCTGTCGTCGAGTGACTTCTTGCCGTACTTGTTCGCAACGTATGCCCGCGCTTCCGCCGGGGTAGGCCGCATGCCGCCAGCCTGTGCTTCCTTGAAGGCGGTGCGCCCGTCTTCCTCTGTCCCGCCGTTTGCCTTCGCGGCGTCAATGAACTCTTGGCGAGCCGCTTTGATCGCAGCCAGTCCGGTGGGCTCGGCCCTGCCCTCTTGCCCTTTGGGCCCGAGCAGTCTGGGCCGGTCCTGCGCGCCTTCGTCGGTAAATGTGCCGGCGTTTTCATCGACGAACGTGCCCTGGGCATCGAACGTCCTGTCGTCAACTGGCGAGCCACCAACATCGAACGTGTCTTCTTTACTGAACTGACCAGATGAAGCAGACGTCTCGGCGCGGCGCTTAGCAGCCGCTGTTCGGACCCCATCCGCAGCCCTGCGCACAGCTTTGCCCGCCGCCGGGTATCTCTCGTCCATGCTCTTGAGAGCATCTTTCATCCGCGAGCCTACGGCCTCGGCCGCGTCGGCAGTCTTCTTCAGTGCTGCCACCGCTGCTGCTCCGCCCTCGTTGGCGACGTTCTTCGCAGCCTCCGAAACCTTCTCGTACATCGGCTCGCCAGGCTTGAACTTCGACAGCATCTCCTTCGCCATGCGGGTGGCGATCTCGACTTTCCTGCCGTCGGACTTCTGCACCATCTCGGCGATCTGGTCGACCGAGGCCGTGGCTACCATCGCAGGGTCGATGTCGAGGTCTTCGCCGCGAATGATCTTGTCGGCAATGTCCGCATCCGTCTGCGTGCGGTTGCGCTCATAGAGGTCGGCCGCCCGGTCGTAGACCGACTTGACTTTCTTGCCGACCGTGGAGTTCGCGACGTCGTTGAGCTTGCTCTTAATCGCCTGACCAGTCTCGGACGCTGCAGCGGCGTCGAACTCGCGCTTGACCGTGGCCGCACCGCTGCGCACCATGTCGGCCGCTTTGTCGATGCCGGCGCGACCGGCCGCTGCACCGTCAGCAGCGAGATCACCCACTTGGCCAGGCACGTCGCCGGCTGCGGTTCTAGCGGCCTGCACCCGCTCGTTGATAGAGGTTCGAGCGCGACCGAAAGCATCCAGCGCCTGCGGCGCGGTGCGTGCTGCCAGATCGGCACCGGCACCGATCGTGCCCATGGCTCCGCCAGCGACAGCGCCGCCGATGGCGTTCTCTTTGATGCTGTCCCAGTCCAGCGGGCGCTCTTGATTGGCAGCGTACTGCTTGATGGCGTCGCCAGTACCTTCGGCCCCACCTTCCATCGCCGCAGCACCGACGACGTTCTTGCCGACCACCTGACCAAATGTCTGGCCAGCCGCAGCCCGTGCACCGGCACCGGCCAGCTTGGCACCGATCAGGCCAGGAACGACACCCTGGGCCAGGGCAGACACACCGCCGCCCATGACAGCGTCGCCGAGGCGTTCACCCGCGCCGCGCTGTAGCGCTTCGGGGTCAGCCTGGATCTTCTGGGCCACGTCGCCCATTTCAAACGGCGCGGTGAATGCCGCAGCGCGCAGCATGGCTGGCACCGCAGCACCACCGCCCAGAGCAGCTGCACCCATCGCCCCCAGCGAGACCGGGGCAGAACTACTGAGCAGACCGGCCGCGTAGTTCAGCCCCGAGCGCAGACCCGTGACCTGGCTGGAATGCCTGATGGTCGGTCCCACCTCCTGGGCTTCACGCTGGAGCGCAGCAGCTTGGGCGTTGCGGTTGGCCGCAAACTCGTCTGCACCCAGCGCTTCGCCAGCCGCGCCGGCCAGCGAAGCAATTTGGGACCCGGCACCTCGCAGGCCAGCAGAAAAGCCTTTGCGGAGAGAAGTACCGACGGTGTCTTGGAACTCACCAACCGGCGGCTGGTTCTGTTGCTCTGATTTGACGAAGTCTGAATAGATACCCATGATCAGTTTCCTTTGTTGAGGCTATTCAGTAGTCGGGGGTCGCCATCGTCAAACCACCCAGCGCCAGTCAATGCACTTTTTGGCACTTCGCTGCCGTCTGCAAGCTTGACGTAATCGCGGAGCATTCCGTTGCGAATACCCACGGGCTGCGAAGAACCAGCTGCGGTTGAGCGCCCTGACCGATCCTTCGTAAGCTGGTCGATTTCGAACTGCTCGTCGATCGTCTTTATGTCGGTGGCGTCTAGCCCAGACATGTCGCCGTTCGCCAATCGCTTGCCAGCGGCTTGTTTGACCGGGTCTTTCGACTGCATCAATTTTTGAGCGACCCCTGCGGTTGATCTGGACACAAACGACGTGTACTCAGCCACTTTCTCTGCATCGGGCTTGCCGTCTTTGCCTGGGAACATCGTGTTGGCACGATCGGTAAAGTTCTTGCGTGCGGTTTGCGCACGCTCGAATACTTTGGCCTCCTGGTCTTCGGCGCGGTCAGCGCGCCCGGTCTGAAAGGTGCGCTCGGCGATTTGTGCGGTGCGCTCGGCGATTTGTGCGGCGCGCAGAGACGAGCGGCTCGCGGACTCGATCTCGGCCTGCTTGCCGGCGAAGAGCATGTCTTGGCCACGACGCTCGGTGCCGTCCTTCCGCAAGGCGCTGCTCTGCACGACGTCCAGATCTCGGTCGGCACGGCGGGACCGACCATTGCTGAAGCCAGGCGAGCCGTACACGTTTGAGGCGGGGGCGCTCACCGTCTGCTGCCCGCGTGACGTACCGCGATACGGGTCAACGCCGTCGCGCAGGTTCGCAGCCATGACAGCGTTGTCGTCGGCGCTCCATGTGCTGCCGTCGGGGTTGCGCAGCGAGGCTCTTGCCGAGGCGAGTTGCCTCTGACCGTTGTCGAACTGCTCGGTGTCTTCGTACCGGCTGGTCGGTTTGCCGTCGCGGCTGGTGTACTGCATCTTCTCAGGGGCAGTGGAGCCGGACAGTACCAGCCCACCCTTGGAGTCGTACGAAGCCTGAACACCCGCGCCCCGCATTGCCCATGCCTTGTTGGCCAGGGCCATGTCGCCCGGGCTCGAGCGCAAGGTGTTGATGCCGTCGTTCATGTTGAACTCGCCACCGGTCTTGGTGTTCCGGCTAAACGCCTGCTCCACCAGTTTTTCGCTCTGTTGGAGGTCAGCGTTACTGACCGTTTCGGGCAGGTACGTGCGGCCGTCTGCGCCTTGGACGTTCGCGGGCGCCTTTGCCGATTCAGGTGGGCCTGCAAGCTCGTCGCTGGGCGCGCGATTGTTGCGGCCTTCGTTGCCGTAGTTGCCCCCCGGAGTACGCCCGTCCCGCACGGACTTTGCAGCGCCGCCCACGGCTGCGGCTGCGAGCGGGATAGCCTGCGCAGCACGGGTAGTACCAGCGACAGTTGACGCCCGCAGCGCAGCGCCTGCGCCCCCGACTACAGGGATCATCGACAGCGCGTTCATTGTGTTACCTACGTTCCGCCCTGTCTCGTTGTCTCGGAAGAAGTTGTAGGGTTCGGCAGGCCCGGCGTCACTGTCGGGGGTGTAGCCGCCCCCGGGAATCTGGGCCACCATCGCGTCGATCCTGAGATCGTCGGCGGTTTTTGGTTTTGGGGGTACGGCAGGTTGGTTGTCCGGGTTGCCGATGTTGCGCATCTTGTCGGCGATGTAGCCGCCCCCTATGCCGGCCAATACGGTGGGGAGCGCGGCCTTCGCCGCCGTACGTACTGTGCCCGGCCCTTTCGGCGGCTCCGTCCCCGTCATGGTGGCTGGCTTGGTGGCTCCAGATGCCTTGAACTCTTTACCTTGTTCCGAGAAACCCCCGCTTTTGACGTGCGGGTTTCTCTCAGCAGCGCCGCTGCTCTGGTTGGGAAAAGTCTTCCCGCTGATGTTTGACGACGCGCCCCCAGGGGTACCTGAATTCCAGGGTTGGGCTTTGTTCCAGCTGCTGCGATCAGTGCCCCCGCCGACTGGCGACGATGGCCCGCCGGGCTGACCTGAATTCCATGCCTGTCCAGGCTTAGCCCAGTTTGGCGACGTGCCCTTTGGCGGGACTTTGGTCTGCGCGTTGGATGCCGCGTCACCGAAGCTGTTGGGCTTGCCGATAGGCGACGATGGCCCGCCAGGGGTACCTGAATTCCAGGGTTGGGGTTTGGCCCACTCATCAGAGAACCCGCCCTGCGCCCGCAGCCCGGTACCGCTCAGTGCCTTGGCGTCAGCCTGCTCCGGCGTCATGCCCTTCTGGGCCAGCACCTGACCGCGCAGGCTACTCAGCTGCCCGCGCAGTTCCGGCGCAGCGTCGAGCATGTCGTTGGACACCACGAACTCACCCGGCTCGTACTTGGCCGGAATCTTGTCGCCCTTGCCCTTACCCGGCACGTGCCCGCCGTGGCCGGTGCTCAGGTCGCCACCATTGCGCAGGCCAGCGGCTTTCATTCTTCCTTCGAGCGCAGAGTTGCCGACGTAGCCAGACACCGCTTTGGGCGGCGGAGCAGGCGCTGGGGCAGGCGGTGCCGACGCGGCCATCTTGGCCTTGAGCGCCGCGTCTTCCCGCGCGAACTTCTGCTGGATAGTCTCTGGGGGCCCCATGCCGACAGCCCGTTTCAGGCTGTTGAACATGCCGCCTTCGGACATGCGCAGAGAGGGAGCGGGGAGCATACGGCGCATGTTGTCCATGGCGGGCCTTTCGTGGTCTAAGTTCGATTGTAGAGTAGGCGGCGTCAGGCGTTACTCTCGATGATCTGTACCGTCGCGTTCACGGCGTTCAGCGCTGCAGCCGCCTGCTGACCGAGCGTCTGGGCGGCAGAAATCGCCGCGTTAACCCGCGTGTTTGTCCTTGCCTGGTTCTTATCTGTGGCGTCCAGGGATGCCCGATCGTAGGCTTCGGCTTGGGCGAGATTGCGCTGCTGTGCCAGCTGTGCCACGTTGATACGGGCGTTGTAATAGGATGACGCAGCCCCAATCAGTCGCGACTGGGCGTCGGCCGATGCAGTGGCTATCTGCGTTGCTAGTTGGGGCCCCAAGGCGAGTACGCGCATGTAGTCGCCGGCTGCGGCGATCGACGCCGACCGGTAGTCAATCGCTGTCTTGATGGCGAACCGAGTGTTCTCGATCTCGGTCTCAAACGCCTTGATTGCCCGAGCGCGTGAGGACTCATTCAGTTCGCCAAATGTCTTGACCTCGACTGCCTGGAATGCAGCAGCGGCCGCGCCAGGTGGGAGAGGGAAGCCCTTTGCTGCCCAGGTGCCGAGCATCGTGGCTTGGGTCGCGTTCTTCCCTGCCGTGATCCGGTCGCGGTCGCGTTGCCACAGCTTGTTTTCGACCGAAGCGTTGATGCCGCTGCCACCCTCGCTTACCGCTTTGCGGAGCCATGCTTCAACAGCCGCCATGAGGCCAGCGTCCACCGGGAAATACTCGTTCAGGAACTCACCGTATTTGCCGCCCAGGTCATTGATGATCTTCGAGTAGGTGGAGTCGAACAGTGCCTTGTCGACGCCTGCGGCTCTTTCAGGGATGAAGACTTTGGGTTCCTGCACCGGGGGGAGCTCTGCGATCGGTGCTGCGTCGTACCACCCGGCCCCCGCCGATGCTGTGATGGCCTGGCTGAGGTACCCGGTGGCTGCTTCGGAAGCTTCGTTGCCGAAGTCGATGGCGCGGTTGAGGATGTCTACTGCGGTTGTCATAGGTTTCCTTACAGACGGCGCGACAGCGCTACGGGGTTAAAACTGACTGACTCGAGTTCAAAAGCGCTGCTGCCCTCGTCGATGACAGTCATGCCGTACCAGCTGGCCCGCATGCCGCGACCGAGGACGAAGCGCTGCGCTTTCAGGTCGTCGCTGCTGGCGCTGGAGGTGTAGAAGTGGGCCACCCTGTCAGCCACAACCTTCAGTACGAGCTTGCCGTTGGAGGCCACCCCCACGTAGCACTCCTGCAGCTGCTTGCGCTCCATCGTGCCCATACTCGTCGAGCCAAAGTCAATCAGCGCCTGTACCGGCACCCCCGCGTCATCAGGCCCTTCCAGGCGGTAGATACCGTCGGGGCGCGCACCGTAGTAGCTGCCGCCGACCTTTGCGAACGAGTTGAAATCGAAACGAGAGTATCGGGTCGTGCCTTTGAGGTCGAGGTTGTAGACCCACGTGTCGTTGAGTACGGTCTGGGCGGGGTCGCTGATAAGTGACGACGAGCGCATCACTGACGCGAGCATCGCTTCAACGTCCTGCTGCAGGCTGTGCGTGAACCCCGCCAAGGCTATGCTTTCCAGCAGTGCGTTCTCGAGGGTCTCGAGCGTGAACATCCCGATCACTTGGGCCTGGGAGTTCATCACCGCGAAGTACGAAGCCTCCGGGTTTAGGGACAGGTCGAGACTGCCGAACCCGGTGATAAATGCCTCGTCGGACGGCTGCATGCTGTACACCGTCGAGCGCAGGGTCTGAAACGCCCCAGCGCCCTGAGCGTACGGCCGGTCCGAGCCCATGCTGCGTAGGGTGCGCAGCGCCGCAGCACCACTACCGATCTGCCCTGTCTGCCCGTTACCGCCCGAGCCCAGCGGGGCCAGGTGGCCTGCCGCCAACGAGTACGCGGGCGGGGCGTCCACCTGTTCGCCGATGGCCTTGATCGTCAGCAGCCTGCCGGTACCTGAAGCATAGCGGTCGCCAGCCAGTACCCGCAGCGGGAGGAACCCGCCGGCACCACTACCTCGCCCGCTCGCCAAGCCGCTGCCGGTCAGGGGGCTCAGCACAGCCCGACCCGAGCGGTTCGCACCTTGTCCTGCGTACCCCTGCAGCGGCCTTAGCACGGCTGCGCCGCGACCTTCGAAAAGTGGGGTGTAGGACGGGTCGTACACCTCGTCGCCACCGGAGTACAGGGCGGCACCTAGCGACAACTCCACCGGAGAATTCGCGCGGGTACGCACGAGCTGGTCGTTCACCCGGTACTCGATCTGGCCGTAGGTGCGGCGGATTTCAAGCAGCGCCTCGGGGCGTGACCCAAGGTTCAGCACCTCGGTGCCGCTCTCCATGATCTTGGTGATGCCGCGAGCTACGCTGAAGCCGTACAGGATGTCGCTGAAGCCGCTCTCCTGCGGCGACGCCGTCAAGCCGACGACTGCGCCGAGTGACGACGCCGTGACACGGAATGCGTACTTGCCCGACCCCGTCATGACCGTGATGCTCTGCGCTCTGCCCGTCCATCCGAGTTGGTAGTCGTGCAGGACTTGACTCGGCGTGCCAGGGGTGGCGGGAACACCCGGGACACCCGGGACAGGCGGCACGTAGAACGTGGTCGTCACATCGGTGCAGGCGTACGACCCGTTATAGCCGACAGCCCCAATGCCTTCGGGTGCGGAGGTCCCTAGGAGGCTTAACAACCTCAGCAGTTCCTGCGTAGCGGCGTAATAGTCTCCGGGGGAGTAGACGCACTGCTGGTTGGTGGTTGTCGTCCAGTACCCCGGCCTTGATGGCGAGCCTGCGAATCCTGGGCTCCCCGGCTGTCCAGGGACGAAGGTCGAGCGTGTGATCTTTTTAAGGGACATGTCGTGCTCGTGGGTGTTTGGTGCCGTAGGGCTGGGCGCGGACGTCAATCATGAACGTACCTGTCCGGGATGGTGACGTCGACGGGCTCGTCGGTGAGCGTCGGCCCTCTGGTCAGCTGCTCGAAGTTTCCGCCACCGTCACCCGAGACAAACGAGTCGATCCGGTAGAACTGAGTCGGCTTGGCGATCTTTCCGCGACGCGCCCAGGAGTAGCCGCCGTCTGCGCTGGCATAGGTGTGGTACGTGCCTGTGGCCGGGTCCCATGAGTTCACCAGCACGACGGCTTGCTTGCCCTTCGCGGTATCTTCAGCGGAATGGACGGTGAAGTTGCCGAAGTACTGGTTCAGCAGCGGGGCGTCAAACCCGGTGGGCGCGAATGCCAGCCATGTCACACCGCCGTCATTTGACTTCATGAACTCGACGGTGTAGTTGATACCTAGGAATCCGAGCACGCGTTTGGCGAGAACTTTGTTTTCCCCGAGATGCACCGCGTGCTGAATGACCCCCGACGCTTCGATGGCCTGGTCGTAGATGCGCTGCCTGGCGGTAGTGGACGTCAGATCAAACGCTACGATGCGCTGCCTCCATGTGTAGTCTGGGGCGTCGTCCATCGTGACGCGGAAGAACATGAGCACCCTGTTGTTCGGTAATGCCACGAGGAGCAAGAACCCCGTGGTTTCGCTCATGCGGGCGTTGTAGAGGCTGCCTGCCCCGACGCCAAAGTACTCTAGGGGCGGTTCGGACAGTTGGCTCGTCACGGGCCTGAGCACCCCCGAGAGCGCGATGTTGGTTATGTCCGCCGCCGACACGTTGCCCAGGTCATGCCCCCGGGCAACTATCGCCCACATCTTGGGCTGGTAGTTCGTCTGCAAGCTGATTGGCCCCGGGAAGAAAAACTTCTCAGTCAGGATGAGCATCGTCGCCGACTTCACGGCGATCATCTTGGCACCTACGTTGAAGAACTCCGCGTCATGACGCGTAAAAAGCGAGGGTGTGAGCAGCAGTTCCGAGTATGTGTCGTCCGCCCCAGTCTTGTCTCTCATGACGATGGCGGGCGTGGGTAGTGGGCGCCCGACGTTGTCTTGGCGTCCGTCGGTTTGCGTGAAGAACGCGGCAGCGCCGCGACGCGAGATGCGGCCGTCGGGCTGCGGGAAGCCGCCGACGAAGATGTTGGCGAATCCGGTCATGAGGACGAACCCCCCGTCCTGCCCGTTGAACCCAACGACCTGGTTCCGCTCGACCGCCACAAAATCAGTGGCTATCCCACGGGGGTTGTAGTAGTTGTAGAACAGCCAGCTATTTGTAAAAGTGGCTACGTCCTCGCGGTAGACCTCGGTAGATCCGGCTCGGATGACGTAGTTGGTCGTGACCCTCGTTACAGCGCGAGCCGTGATGCCCCCCGCGTACTCGATGCCCCCCAGCGCTGTGGCCAGGATCGATAGCGTCTTGGTGGTGTACGGTTGTTGGTAGCGGTACGTGGCGGTATTCAGCCCCTTACTCGGGGAGACTCTGCCCGAAGTAGCGTATTCAGGCAGGCCCACCGGCTCGACGCGGCGGAAGTCGCCCATCAATTTGGCGGTGTAGTCGGCGCCGAACCGGCGCTGCCAGTTACCGCCAGCCGCGTCAAGCGCCCTGCTCCCCGCCGCCCCGTGGGGGGAAGGTCCGGACGGGAGCTTGGGGTAGTTGCTCATTTAGGGCGGTGCGACGCCCGACTCGAACGTGACACGGAACTGTTTCCAGAACGGCGGCGGCAACGGTGCGGCGCCGGCCAGCTGAGGGCCGTAGATGCCTCGGATAAGCATCGGGTCGCCTTGCGGGTAACCCCAGACCCCGACAAGCGTGAATGCTTTTATCGCCGTCGGGACAGGTAGTGTTAGACGTCGTACTTCGATAGCGGATGTGTCCCCCCCGGGGCCGGGGTCGGTTATGGCGACAGTCTCCAGCCGAACCCCCCCGATGGAACTATAGTCGCGCAGTGGCGCGCCGTCAGGGCCGTAGGGGACAAACTCCGTCGAGCCGTAGGGCGCCACGACCTCGAAGAACATGGTCGAGACAAGCGCGGTACCCGGGAAAACAAAAATTTCAAGGAGTGGGTTGCCACCCTCAGCAGCACCATACTCAGTGCCCGCCCATATGCTGGCCAGTCCTGCGGTCTTCAGGGCGACGATGTCGTTGAGGTAGTTCGCCCCATCAAAAAACGCTGACCTGTTGATCTCTCCCAGCACCCCCGACGTCGCGTCCCAGTTTGACGGCGCGGTGTTGTTGGTGTAGTCGGTGTAGGGGCGCGCAGGAACGACTCCGTACATCCGCTCGACTCCGCCCGGGCTTGTCCATTCCGTGCTTTCAACGAGAGCGAAAGCGCTGATGACTGTCGTGCTCGGGAACGTCACCCGGTAGAGCGAATTCCCGTCCGGGGTCGTCACCATGGTCGGGACGATCCCCACCGTCGTTGCCGCTAGGCTCGTACCGGTTTCGCCCCAGAGCACTACCCGAAAACCCGTGCCCACTGACCAGTGGCCGATGACCAGCATCGAGATGGGGGCGGGAGTCGGTAAGACGAAGAGTAGCCCTGTCGTCTCCGCCGAAGGGTTTTCTATTTCGCCCCCATCCCACATGTTGGCCAGGGGGACCGATCGCGCCGCACTCGCGGTCGCAAGAGTCGTGGAGGGGTTTTTGAGCAGCGCGGTGCTGACAGCGCCCGACCGAGCCAAGTCCCAGTAAGCCGGGTCGACGCTGTTGGCGTATTCAGCAACGAAGCTCATGACTTACAGTGTCGGCAATTCGACGGTGTAGAAGTCGACGTTCTGCGAAGCGCCGGAGGTCAAGGCGATGCTCGACAGGTTCAGGTCCGAGCCGGCTACGCCCACGCCGCCCTGGAGCCGCACAGCGGTCGTACTGGCTCCGCCTGCGTCGGCCGCGTCTTCGATCCGGTAGAACGACGCCGAACCAGTGGCTGCGTTCACGCCGCGCCAGATTTCGGTGGCAGTCTTGAACGCTACGCCGTTGATAGCCGCAGGCTCGAACGTGATGCCGGTGGCGGTGGCGTTGTTACTGACCGAGGTGAGCCTGGTGTTGCCAGCGAGCGCCGCATCTGCGGTGAGAGGTTCAGGGCCCGAGAAAATCTTCAAGACCTTGCCGTCGAGCAGACTTTTGAGTGAGCCGGTGGTCATGACGCCGTTGCGCAGGCCAGTGGAAGCTTTGATAGCCATGGTGGGTTACTCCTTCAGGTCGAAACAATAGAAAACCCGCACGTCACGCGCAGGACGGTGCCTGCGTCCAGAGGGCGCGGGCTGGTGAAACGGACTGCCGAAACGAGCACTCCGGAGGAACTGCCTTTGGAGGGGGACGAGGATATGAACCCGCCCTGGGCGGAACGCCCATTCGTCACGCCGGTGAACTCGGCTTTGTTGGCGACGTTGGTGGCCGTGCCGTTCAAGGGCACGCCCAACTCCATGGTGGGCCTCGAAGCCTCTGCGTAGGCTGATGTTTCGGTCGCCGCCAAAGGGAACGACGCCATCGTGTCGCCCGGGGCCGGGGTGTAGTTGCCTTCGTACAACCCGACATAGAAGTCAGGGAACGGCACGCCGTTGCGCAGCGCCGTGTTGATGATGTAGTTCAGCCCTTCGTGCGGGATGAGGTTAAACACCTTGTCGGTGTCGATCACCACACCGTCTTTGACCGTCTCGATGGTGTAGTGGAAAGATGCTTTCGTCTGCTCCATCGGAGGCTCCTTGGAAGTTCAAATACCGGTGATGACTTCAGCATCCATGAAGCTGGATGAGACCGCTGTACCGGCAGGCAGCGAGTTGCGGAGAGCGGAAATGACAGAGCGCTGCCCCAGCTGCTCGCGGATGAATGAGGCGCCAGCGCCCGCTGTACCGAACGCCATGTCGTCGTCTTGCAGCATCTTCAGCTTCCCTGTCTGGGACGCCTCGACTGCACCGCGAGGGGTGAACCAATACACGAGGTTGTCGTTCAAGGCATGAACTGACGTGCCTGGTGTTGCGCCGTAGGGTGCGATCTCGACGACGGATTCAGGGTCGGCGAAATCGTCGCCGGCCACAAACCAGGTAGCGTCTTTGGTGGCCACGTAGACCCCGCCTTGGGTCGGCTCCACCAGCGTGACGGTGTCGGGCCACGGCACGTAGTTCTCAGCGGGGCGGCACAGCCCGAAGTTGAACGGCATCGAGAAGTAGATCGTCGAACCTTCGGCAACCAGGAGTCGTCCGCGATGCCTCCGGATGATCGTGCCCGCAGGCATCGGGGCTTCGGCGTCGTAGGTCACCGCATAGTCAGCACTGCGCACCAGAGGCACCGCGACGCTGCCGGCGCCAGCCGGGATGGTGGCCTCGAGGTAGAGCGTAGAGCCGTCCACGGGCGTGACGAATACCAGGACTTCATCCGTCTGGGCACCAGCTGTGATCACGAGTCTGCCGTCCTCCTCAACCGCCACGTTGGTCGGCGGCGACATGGCCGAGAGCACGCCGGCGCGGCGTGCAGCAAAAGCGACTGTGTAGGTCCCGGCTTCGAGGGCGCCTCCCGCCTCAACGAACGCCGTGGGGGTTGGTGAGGGCAGCGGCACAGATAGTGGCTCGACGCCTCCCGACGTGATCACGCGGTTGGTGTACCCATCGGAAAAAGCCAGCCCGTTTGGAAGCTCGGTGTACGACAGGTCGTTGACCCCTGACGCCAGGGAAGTGACTACGCTCGCGGCCGTACCGTCGAACCGCATCAGGTTTGTGCCTGCCGCGAAGTACGCTGCCCCCGCGTACTCAACCAGCGAGCGGCACCCATCGGTGGCGACCACGCGCTGGTAGCCAGGGCGGCGGATGAAGGTGCTCGAGGCTGTCAGATCGACGTTTTGCGCGTCGCGGACGTAGGCGCGCTCACGCCTCTGCTCGTCCGTGAACGTCATGTCGGACGGCATGCGGCGGTTATTGATCCCCGCAAACTTCGAGAGGTTGACACGAGCCATTGGATGATTCTAACTTAGAGCTTAGATTTAGGGGTGCGCCACGGGTAGGTCAAACTACCGCCCGTGGCGCGGCAGGGGGTTGGATAGCAGTCATGAGTCCTGCAAACAGCGCCCACCCCCTGCTGGGGCATCCGCCGTCGTCGGTCAGGCCCGGCTACTTGCCCAGGGCGTCTAGGTTCTTGTTCAAGGCGTGAGCAGCAGCTGATGCGCCTGCTGCCTCTTGCGCGAATCGAGCAACGTCTGCTCGGCATCGCTCAAGATTTCCGTCGGTAGCCTGGGCATATCGACGGAGACTCTCGGCACTGGCGGTGGCGGCTCGACGCTCAAAATCGGCTTGTTCGCGCACCCACTGATCAGCAGCAGCGCGCTGGCGAGCAGCGAAAATGGCCACAGTTTTTTGACTGGTCTTGAGGTCATCGTTGAGTCCGTTCACTACGCCGATCAGGCGGGAAGTTTCAGCCATCTGTTCGCGAAGGCGGTCAGTCTGCTGCTCGCGCAGTTCGGTCACGGCCCGGTCGTACCCGGTTTGGATCAGGTGCGCGCGGTAAGCCCAGGCGCCCGCCCCCACCGCCACGACGAGCGCGGCTGAGGCCGTGTAGCGGTTGAGTAGCAGGGCGGCGATCATTGCGCGTCCTTCTGGTTCTTGTCATCGACCACGACCCAGCCGATGTAGCTGGCAACCACGCTGGTCACAAACACGTAGAAGGCCCCGGCCACCGAGCCCAGCTGATCTGAGTCCGACCACAGCAGCAGCAGCGGGAACAGCAGGCCGGCCAGCAGCGCCAGCCAGGCCATGCGTCGCCGGTTTTTCCAGCGGTCGGTCGGTGTCATTGGTACTCCCAGATGACACGTCCAGGCAGGCCGGGGCCACCGATGCCGAGATGCACAAAGCCCTTGGCGATGCCGATACGGTCAATGCCGTGCTTCAGCGCAAGCTCAACCAGGCGGAACCTATCGGCGCTGTTGATGCAGGCCGCGTCGGCGCATGTCCCCTGGGTGTGCTCGCCCATGGAGTGGCCCTTGCGCGCCTCCACCGGGTGCGAGGGGTGGCGGTAGCCGCTGGTGATCCGCATCGGCTTGCCATACTCTGCCCGGATCGCCTGTAGCACGCGCATGAACTCGTGCTTCATCTCGTTCTTGCCGGTGTGCCGGCAATCGAACTCGCCAGCGGTGAAGTCCGGGTACTCGGACCAGCGGGCGGGGCTCATAGGCGGACGAACCCCACGGCTTTGAGCACGAACATCGCCATCGCGCCCACGACAAACAGCACGGCGCGGTCGACCCACAGGCTGGTGCGCGTCATCTGGGGTGCATTGACTTCCAGGACGCTGATGCGCGTCTCCATGCGGTCCAGCTTGCCGTTGACTTGGGTCACGAGCAAGTTGGTGTTGCCTTGACGCTCCTCGATCAGCGCCATTTTTGCGATGGCGTCGGCCATTTTGTTCATGGAGCCGCGCACGTCGCGCACGTCGTCATGCAGCGCACCCAGGCGGAATTCGAGGTTTTTAACGGTGTGGTGTTCTTCGATCATCGGGTAATCCTTGTTAGAGCTTAGATTATCGGCGGGTATCAGTCTTCTTTGACCTTGATGCGGATTTCCACCTCTTTCACCCGACCGCCGACCGTGGACAGCCTGGCGGTGACCTTGTAGGAGATACCGGTTGTGCCGCCCGAGAGCCACACCTTGGCGACCCCGTTGGCGAACTCCTGACTAGCGACCGTGATGCCAGTCTCTGCCTGAACGACCAGCGATAAGCCAGTGTCGCTGAACCCGGTCAACCACTCGGTGAAGTCGATGTCGTAGTCCTGGACATCAGCAGGCTGCTTCTGGAAAGTTTCGAGGATTGGCATGGGTTACTCCAGGGGCAAAAGGGTCGTGGTTTCGGGGGCGCTTACACGGGCGGTGGTGTTCTGCTGCGGCACGATCACGCGGTTGCTCGATGCTCGGAGTACGGCAGGGCCCGCTTGAATTGGTACCAGCACCCGGTAGGCAGACGGCTTGGTGATGCCGTCGACCGACCACGTACCGACGAAGAAACTGGTGGCGTAGCCGTAGACACTCCAGGCGCTGGTCTGCGCTGCGGCCGAGAAGTTGCGGACAGACCAGCCCCCGGCGCTGGCTGCAGCGACCTGAGCGCGGACCGACCATGCGCCCGGTGCCGTGGTCGGCACGCGGTTGCGCACGCTCCACGATCCGGCGTAGCTGGCCGAGGTGTTGTTCCAGACCCGCCATGCGCCCGACAGCGCCTGGGTGGAGAAGCTGCGAACGCTCCAAGCGCCTGCCCGCGTGGTCGGGGCCACCATGACCCGTACGCTCCAGGCGCCGGGTGTGGCGGTCTGCAGCCGGTTGCGCACGCTCCACGCACCCAGTGAGGCGGTGGTAAGGCGGTTGCGCACGCTCCAGGCGCTGGCAAACGTCGCCGTGGCCATACCGACGGCCGCAATGAGGGACCAGCCGCCTGTGTATTGGGCCGTGGCGAAGTTGCGCACCGACCAGCTGCTGTTGTGCGCTGCTGCGGCGCTGTTGCGCACTGACCACGCGCCAGACTGTGCAGAAGAGGTTGTCGTCCGCACACTCCATGCGCCGGCTGGCGCACTGGCAGCGAGGTTGCGCACGCTCCAGCTACCAGCACGGGTAGAAGCGGCTGATGCCCTCACGGTCCAAGAACCAGCCAGTGCGTTGGCAGCGCTGTTGCGCACGGACCAGGACCCTGATTGAGTCGTGGCAACCGATGATCGTACGCTCCATGATCCAGCCGACGTACTGGCTGCGAGGCTGCGGACACTCCAGGCACCCGTCCGACTGGCCGCTACTTGGGCGCGCACGCTCCAGCTACCAGCTTGCGACGTCGCTGCGGTGTTGCGGACAGACCAGGCGCCCGAGAACG